AAGCAGCCCGCACAGGCGCGGACCTGAGGGTCCGCGCCGGTTCCGAACGGACCCGACACAGGCCGGCGAATCGGGTTAACATTACCCTCTTTTGCACCGTCCAAAGCCCGCTTCCGAAGGCCCGTATGACCGACCTCTCCCAGCACACGCCGATGATGCAGCAGTAGGCGAAACAGCACGCAAGAACCCCCATTACCACTGGGCTTCGCGGGAGAGGCTTCCAAAACTTAACCCCTACATGGCGACCATTAGAGCCGCTTAGTCCGGGGTCGCAACGCAGAGTATTGGAAGCCTTGCCCGCTAGCTCGTCAGCAAGAAGAGCGGCCCGCTGTATATGCAGATTCCGCATAAGCAATCCGTAAGATGGCTACCGCTCTGCCTCGTAGACCGCCACGCCCTTCCCAACCGGAATCCACTTCTCCTCCGGATCACCAGGCCGACAGATGGCCACCTCTACCTCGGTGCTCTTCCCTTCTGCCGGCTCAGCCGGACGAATGGCAGCATGCCGCAGCAAGCTATCCATGCCTGGCACGAACGTGCTCTCGGAGCAATGGAACGACCAAACCCCCGCCCGATTCGCATCGTTCACCTTCCGATCAAGCTTCAGCGTCCACCCTTTCTTGAGTCTCACCACCAGCACGGCCATGCTCCCATTCAAAATGGGTAGTCTACACGCCGCTAGCCTCCGGCAGCGGATACCTGGCCTTGATCTCCTCGACCTTGGCGATCCAGGCAGAGTAGTCCGGTTCCACGCCGGCCTTGATAGCGTCGAACTCGGCCTCGGTCTTGAGCGGGTCACTCTCCAGCCGGTAGGCATTCGCCCGCGCCGCGGCTGCGGCATCGTACTCAGCCTGCCAGCGTTCTTGCGCCTGCTGTTCAGCGGTCTTTACCTGGCTCCAGTCGATCATCGCGGTAACTCCACAGGTCCATCAGCCTCGATCAGCAACGGTTCAGGGAAGCGAGCGGCGGCACTGGCATCAGCGGCCAGCGGGAACCGCAGGGTTAGTTCCAGCCGTCCATCCCTTCGCGCCACAGGACCAGCGAATAACTCCGATCCAATGGCCTCGGTCGGCAACTCGCCGCCCTCCGGGAGGGGAGTGAAGTCGAACGCCTGGCCGTTCACGGTGAGTACATCGCCAGCCCTGCTCAGTGACAGGCGCTCGTCGCTTCCCGGCAGCGGAGCAAACGGTGACAACTTGATGATCATCAGAACCACCTCCCCACAACCATAATGCTCAACCCGTTAGTACCAAGGTCTTCATTCAAGTAGAAAGTAACTTGGTCCCCGCCCATGTAGCCGCCCCTAACCCCCGCCGCAGCCGATGGCCAGCCGCTGAACGGTATCCAGTTGACGATGAGGCTATATGAGGATCCTCCGATAAACTCAGCCGCCAACTGCACTGTGTTGGGCCCTGCTTGGTAGTTGCTACCAGACCCCGTGATTTGGCGTATGCAAATCTGAGTTCCATCTGCAAACCGAACGAACTCACCATTCGCGTTGCTGCCACGCTGGATCACCGCGCCAGTCGGTACGCCGCTCGACTGCGAAACGGCGCCCAGAATGCTGTCTCGAGAGTACAAAGCCCCAGTTGAACCCAGGGCAGCTCTAACTGCAGCACTCCCAAGCCCAAGGGACGTGCGCGCGCCAGCGGCAGTTGCAGCGCCTGTGCCGCCAAGCGCAACCGGCACCGTGTCGCCGTCGGCGAACTCGCGGAGACTGCCGTAGCCGTTGCCGTCGGCCTGGAGTTTCGTCGGGCGTATATCAGCCATTGAACAGCACCTGGATGTTGAGTTGAGCGCCGGCGGCGGTGTACGCCGGCAATTGGCCGTCTGGGTTCATGGCGAGCCGCAACATGGAGCCGTCGGCGAGATACCCAGGAACAGCCGCTGGGATGCGGACGTTCATCGGATAGGCCACCACCACACCCGCGCCGTTGGTCACGAACTGGTCGTATCCGGTGCTGCGCCGGACGAAGTAGATCGCGTTCGGCTCCAGCGACGCGGGCAGTTGCGCCACGACTTTATGGGTCTGGAGGACGGCCATTACCAAGCCGTCCCATTCCACTCAGCCGGGATCGGCTGGCCGTTGAAGCGCAGCAAGCCCGACTCCTCACCGAACTTGTCCAGCGTCGACTTGTTCGCGTGCGTGTGCGCCTGGGAAACGGCAGTGTCGATCTGCGCCGGCGTCGAGGTCGGCCGCCCGTTGATCGCGTCCCAGTTGAGCTCGACGTCCATGCTTTCGTATTCAGCAACCTTCAGCCAGGCGCTGGTCGCCGGGTTCCAGGCGTACAACGCCGCGCCGGCATCTACTGTAGGGTCCGCACTTGCGTCCTGAACAAGGACGAAAATGGCTCCCTCCGGCTCCAGGGCGTCGCGGGCGGCGATATCCGCAACGAACAGGATCGGCGCGCCGGTGCCGGGCAAGCTGGCCAACGCCTCGTTGATCAGCGCGTTGATCATCGCGCTGTTGCCGATCGAGCGCGCGACTCCCGCGCTGTTCGTCAGGTAGGACTCCGAGTAGCTGCCGTTCTCGACGAAGTAGAAACTGTCCTGCTGCAGTGTGCCCGGCAGCGTCGCAACCTTGAAAAATTGAATCTGAGCCATGTTCACCACTCGCTTTGTGCCCACTGGGCGCCATCTACGCCGTCCCTGCCGGGCGGCCCCTGATCACCAGCCACAACGACCAGCACATCGGCCGGCGGCATCACGGTGACCGCGTATTCCTGCATCTCGCTGAGCACCAGCGGCTCGCTATCGACCTCGATCGCCAGCGCCCAGGGCTCGGCGGCGTCATCCATCGCACCCTCCCCCACGGCTCACAGTGATCGGCCCGCTGTAGTAGCGATGGACCGTTCCATCCGGGTAGGTCACGTCCACGTCGTAGACCGCCGACGCCCATGCCAACGCCGCGGTATCGGAGGCCGATATCTCGCGCGAGATCGTTCCGGCGCCAGCGATCTCAAGGCCGGAGCCGAGCGCCAGCGTCATCAGCACCGTCCCATTTGGCGCATCGCGGATCTGCATCCGTACCTCGGCGCCAGCCAGGTCAACAGGTGGCTGGTAGATCAGTTGCCCGCCCACAGGCGCAAGGCCAGCGGCTGACAGCAGGTTGATCTCGACGGTGTTGTCGTCGATGGACGCGACCCGGTGAGGCAGTTGCCGAAGTCGAGCGCGGTTCAGCTCGGGCATGCCCTGGACACCATCGATCCAGGCCAGCCACGTGCCAGGCAATCCGTGACCAGGGATTGTCAGCCGGACGGGAGCGGTCGGCGCGATCTGAGTGATCGGCCGGTAGACCAGGCTCGGTTGCATGATCCGCATCGTGTCGCGGAACGTCGCCCCGCGCTCCACGCGCAGGGGTACACAGGCCGGCGTCATGCGGCGTCTCCTTTGGAGGGAATCAAACGTAGGAATAGAAAGCGTTCGGGTCGTTGCGTATAGCGTCGCCGGTGAGAGGGTTGTAAGAGCCCTTACCCCACGCCTCAAGCTGGACGGCAGAGAAGCCCCCAACATCCACGTCACTCTGACTTGTGCCGTGCACGCCATGAGGGGTGAATGCCGCGCCTGCAAATCGATATCGCTCATCAGGCGTGCCTACTGCGCTATGCCGGACTGCAACGATACCGAGCAGCTTGTTCGAGTACCTCTGGACAGGCCATGCGTACTGCACACCGAACGACGACAGGTGCCCATCCAGCCCTTGAGAAAATAGCTGGATGCGAGAGCTCCAGTTCAAACCGCGTGCATATGTGTCGCCCACATCTGGCGTGTATATGTACTGATCACTCAAAGTCACGCTCTGCGAGCCAGTGCCCACAGTCTGCCCATCAATGCTATCGGTGATGAGCGCAGTCCCAGGACCGCCAGTCCCGAAAATTGACCCCGACTGCACAACGGTATTGTGAAGAGTTACGGTCGCCTCCCCTGCCTCCGACCGCAGTGTATATACAACTGTCATATCGTCGGTCTGACTGAACGCAACGTGATCACCTGCAGCACTTGCGGCGCGCTGTATAGCTGAGACCAGATCGACCCCTATCCGCACGAACTCCAACCCACCGGACATTCCGTACCAAGCCGTGGCAATCGCTTCAGCTTGCAGGCTAGCAGTCCAGCCTCCCTGGAGTACGCGTGTATCGACCGGTATTCCAGGGGGATCGCTTGTTCCTGAAACGTAGGAGCCGCTCGCACTGTCCCACCAGAACCGCGTATGAGTATTCGGGTCAACGTCCGGCTTACTGCTGGACAACGTTGCAAACTGAACCTGGCTCCATGTAGCCACGACAACCAACTCAGCTTTGAATCCGGCCGCTCCGCTTGCGCTAATGCGCACCTCCACCATGCCGCCGGCAATCACCGAGCCGTCAACAGTTTCTTGATAGTCGACGCGGAATACTCGGCGCGTTCCGTCGTGATTTACATCTAGGACTTGAAATGACATACCTGCTGGCTGGACGGGGATACCCAGTGCAGCAGGCGCGATAGCGTTGCTTGTGATCTGCCCAATGAATCCCGTTACACCATCCCGAACAGAGCAGGTTGCGGATGCTGTTCCGAGAAATGAATTGAACGTAACCTCAACCCCGCAACGGACGGTGTAACCACGGATGAATGCCGGCTGGAGCGATACCCCTCCGTATGCCTCGGCTAATCCGGTTCCGCGCATGATCGCTCGGTTGAGCCAGCGCTCGTCAGGATCCTCGGTTTCAACGTTCGGAACAGGCATCCCTACATTCCAGAGCGCAGTATCGTTTGCTGTCCTGACCGCAGGCATCTTCATCGTGCGCCCGCTTGGTAACGTCAAGGTCGAATCAACGGCGTTGATTGGTTGTCGTATTAGGCCGTGCCATGGCCACCCCCACACCTGCGGAGCTTCATCGAGCGGGCTATTGGGAAACATCGTTCGCGTACTCCATTACCACTTCTGCGCCTGACGCGTCGGTCATGACGACCTTCTTCACGCTGCGATACCGGAGCCACGCCAAGCCATCGCTGGTGGGGATTGTCTGCAGTTCGTAGTATTCGCGCTGGCCGGCATCCTCCTCGATCAAGGGGCTAGCAATACCGCCACCACCGCCGATCTGCTTCCCGGCAGGGTTGTAGTCAGCCCGACCGCGCTTTGCATCCAGAGCCCCGCGCGGATCGATCTTGCGCAGTGCGCGTGCCTGACGCTCCGGCTCGATCAGCCGGTTGAGCGCCGCGGTCAAGCCCTGGTCGCCACGCCGCTCCGCTTCAACCCGTTGGCCGCCGGCGCGGCGGATCGCTTCGTTCCTCGCGCCGAGGCCGCGGCGCTCGTCTGATAGAGCCATGCGCTATCTCCTACGCGTTCGGCACATCGCTGAACACAAGAATCGACAGGGTGAGCTCGTCAGCATCGAAATAGACGCGCGCCCACACCTCGCCGTTGAGGTCATTTGCATTGATCACGAATCCATACGACTCCTGAACCGCCCACTGCCTCGAGGTGCCCACGATCGACATACCTCCGGGCAGTTCACCCGATGTAACCCTGATTTGCAGTTGTTGCCCGCTCGGAGCCGCGGTTCTGAGATTCAGGTCGAACTGTCGGGATGTGCTGGGATCGATTCCAATTGCTGCAGTGCCGAGCTCGGGAATTGCGAACAGACGGGCCTCAACAAATGAGTGTTGAGGCTCGAGAAGGAACTGGCCGTCGGTATTGACATGCAGCACCTCGCTCGGAGCGCTGCCACCGCCACTACCCAGCTTCACCCAATCGGCACCGCTCGCGGTGCCCTTCGCCAGGTATAGCGCGCCGTTGTTCGTGTTCACGTAGTGAGCACCGATGCTTGGCGGCGGATCGAGCGGCTCCCCGGCGCCGGACAGGACGTGCGTAACAGTTGCCATCAAATGCTCTCCATAATCAGGTTGTTGCCGGCGTCGTCGACCAGCGTTGCGCCGGTTTCGTCGACAAGGGTGCCGCCAGACGCCCCGGACTCCAGAGCCTGGATGCGCGCCTGGAGCGTCATGAGGTCGCCGGCCGTGACGGCTGCATAGATCGCCGTTCCCGCCGGCCAGTTGCCGTCAGAGGTTCCTTCCTGGGCGCGATCGATCGTCACCACCCCGCCGGCACGCGCGGTTGCTTTCACGATTTCATGCTGCGCGCCAGCGTCATCCGTCAGCGTCAACAGAACCCAGCTACCGCCGGAGAGAGGCAGCAGCGCGGCGGCGGCATCCGCCACCGTCAGGCTCAACGCGCCAGGCGACAGCCCTACGCTCAGCGTCGTCTTCCAGTTGTTGATCCAGGCTCTCGCCATCGCTACATCTCCAGTACGTCATCAGGTACAGCTACCCGGTAAGTGGCTGCGATCTCCGGCGCATGTTCGTCCCGGTAGGTCTCCGGAATATCTTTTGCAGTCAACGAGAAGCGCCGCGGGAACAGTTCGGCGCCGGGATCGCGATTGCTCCAGTTGCCCGAGAAACCATCCGCCTCATCGTCATACGCGGGGCTTCCGTTGCGGCCCCCAAGCTGCGTCGAGAGCTGCCCGCCGCCCGACGGTGGGCTGACGGGATCGGAGGAGCCAGTCGGCGGAACAAGTGGGTCTGCTGCGCCCCCGCCGCCTCGCATGACCGCAATGGATAGCGTGGTCAGCGCGCTGCCAGAGGCGAGATCGAATCGGTCAACGATGCGTCGGCACTTTCCAACTGCCTGCGCACCTTGGTCGGCGAGGCGGAGCGTGTGCACTAGATCGATCGGCAGGATCATGCTGGTGGGTACATCCCAGGTCACGGTCGTACCACGGTGCGCCGCAACGAGCATCGTTGCTCCCTGGGCCAACAGGCAGTTCAACGCAGCCAGGCGCCGGCTCTCGTCCTTCTCATCGCTGTGCCCTGTGCTGCCGCCGGTGATCGGATCGCTTTCCCAGCGCTCAGCACTGTCCGACTCGATCTCGATCGAGGCACGCTGGCGACCGACAATCGGGCCGGTCGCCGCCACGCTCGGCTGAACTTCCATGACCAACCGGTAGCGCTCGGTTACGGACTGCACCCATCGCCTGCCAGCAATCCAATTTCCGCCGAGCAGCAGTTCGGTGAAGTTGTTGACCCATGCCGCCGGCGGATTGCAGTAGACCCCAGTGGGTGGCAGCGGATACCAAGTTGCATAGAACAACGTCTGGCCGCTGCTTTCGGTCGCCGATGTGATCATCTCGACATCCGGTAACTCGGTGTCGTCGCCGCGCCAATTACAGAACCCCGCCTCGCCGACCGCGTTCCCCGTGCCGGGGTGCTGCCAGCCATACGAGGCGTTGAGCTGCCAGAGCCGGCTGAATCGGTAGTCGAACTCGATCTCGATCCTGTTCGTCTGCGAGCTCAGGTCACCGAGGCTGACCTCAACCGAGTTGTAGACGGTGGACCCGGCGCCGAACTCGAACGCCGGAGGCTGCGAGAACAGACTGGACACACGCAGTTCGCCGGTAGGCGCGCAATCCAGGGCCGCGGCCACGGTCGTCAACCGCTCTTGCGCGTAGTCCCAGCGCGATCGCCCATCAACAGGCTCGAACACATCGGATGACCACTGACCGCCGACCAGCGCATCGATCTGCGCGATCTCCATCGCTTCGATGCGCTGCTGCAACTGATCGGAGCAGCGCGCAGTCAGCGTCCGCCCTACCGCGTCGAACGTCGGGTCCGCGATGCGGCCGGTGAATCTCACCACGTCTGCGGTCACGCCCTCGGCAGTGGAAAGGTAGCGGATCGTGACCGCCCGCCCCACCCACGACGTCGGCGAAACCGGGTCAGTGCCGAGGTACAGGGTGAACGTAGCGGTGCCAGAGGCGCCTTCCTCGCGGTCGACTTCGACAGCCCCAACGAGGCTTGCCGTCCAATCCTCATCGTCGACGAGTAGGCGCAGGCGCCAGGCAAACGCCTGACCAGGCTTGATCTCGACAGGGCCATCTCCGCCGCCGGCCGTGCCGAATCCGTTCAGCGGGCCGGCGTTCAACGGCATGCCGTTCAGCAGCATGTCAAACCTCCTGCCAGTTCAGGGTCCATCCGTGCGCGGCGTTCATCGACGTCGACGGCGGGTCCGCGAACACGTTGAAGCGAGGCATGAACTGGACCATGTAGAGCGTCGCTGCCGGACGCTCTGTAACGGTCACGACCAGGCCTGCGCGCACGCATGGCGTCGGCACCCAGCGCCCCTCAACCAGCGCCAGCGCCCACGGCTCCTTGTCCGTGCGCGGCGCCTTGGGCAGAGTGAACGCCGGAGAGTCCTGGGCGATGCTGATCGGCTGGATCGCTTGCATCTCCAGTGATGATCGGTAGTCGAGCGCGTCGAGCCCGACCGGTACAAGGCCCGAGCCGGTCAACGTGCCGGAGAGCTTGCCGTCCCAGTGGGTCAACTTCACGCCAGCACCGTCGCTCATCCTGACGACCGTCGCACCGAACAAGGGCTCCATCGACTGATCCGGCGCGCCGGCTTCTGGCGGGATGGGTACTCCGCCGAGCGTAATAACCGGGTAATCCATGCCGTTCTCCTACGGACGTGCGGTGCGGCCTCGCTTGAGCGCCTGCAGCCGCAGAATGTCGTTTACCGATCGCTGATCCCCGAAGACCGAGACAGTCGAGCCGCCGAACGACAGATCGATCCGTCCCAGGTTGGGGAGTTGCCCTGAACTCGGCGCCGCTGTCGCGACCTCGGCGGCGGCCGGCGACAACCCGTCGAGACCGCGCATCCCGGCCAAGCGGCTGGCAAGCGCCGACACGCTGTTCGGGAACACCTTCTCCGCGCCACCAAACGCAACCAGTTCCGGACCTCGCTCGCCGACCCATGCAATGCCCGGCGCGGCGCTGTTGGTGCCGGTCGCGTAGCCGGGGAAACTGACCGGTGGCGTGGTGCCGCTCACGGCGGACATTTCGCCGGTGGGCACCAGTTGAACAGGGATCAGGACAGGCGTTTCAGACAGCGCTTGCAACTGTGCCTTGATCGCCTCGATCTCCTCCGGCGGAAGGTTGAACGAGATCTCGATGCCCTGGAGCGCGGTCGCCGCATCGGACAGCTCCGCGATCCGCGCGCGGATGCTGTCGAGCTTCGCGTCTGCCTGCGACTGCTGCAGATCGTTCGCGGCGAGCTCGATGGCCTGGAGCTCCTTAGCGAAGCCGGTGAACCCGTATGTGTTCTCTCCTGCCGCCTGCAGTTGCTGGAGCATTTCGAGCGCCTTCTGCGCCTGCGCCTGTGCCGTCTCGGCATCGCCCTTGCGCAGCGCCTGGGCGGCGGACTGCTTGAGGGTCTGCGCAGATGCATAGCTCGGGTCACCGCCGACGCCGGCTTGTAGCCCGGCAATCGCTTCGCTGTAGCGCTTCTCGATAGCCAGGCGATCCTTCCGAACTTTCTCAACCGCCGCCAGCGCGCCTTTCTCGGCCGCCTCCTGCTTTTTGAGAGAGTCCTGCACCGCCTTCAGCCGGCCGTCACGCACTTGGCGCAGCGCTTCGGAGTACGCACGCTCCGACGAGAGCGCAGCTTGCTGCCGTGCGTCGTCGACCGCCTTGACCTGGGCGGCGGCTTCCTCGGCCGCCTTGCGCGCCTCCGCCGTCATGCCGGTCTGTTCTTCCAGCAACTGCTCGCGGTACTTCTTGAACGCTGCCAGGCGCTCGCTGATCTGCGCGTCAGACATGAACAAGTCGACCACGCCGAAGCCGTCGTCGGCGGCCTGCAACTTCTGGATCTCCTTGTTCACCCTGTCGAGCTCAGTGACGTTCCCGGTCACTCGTGCAGCCAGGTAGCCCAGATCCTCTCCGAAGCCGGAGAACAGCGAGCCACCTTGAGCCGCTGCGGCGGCCAGGCGAACCAGGGCGCTGGCCAGCGTGGTCAGGTTGCCCTGGATCGTCGGGTCGGCAAGTACCTCCTTCAGCTCCTTCAGCGACTCGATCAGCGGGCCGGTGTCCGCCTGGCCGACGCCGCGGCGGATGGTGTCTTCGATCGCCGTCCATTCCTTCGAGACGGAGTCACCAAACGAGGCGAGTTCGCTCTGCAGCTTGGGCAACTGCCCGATCAGCGCGTCGGTGACCACTGCCGCCGTCAGCTTGCCCTCCGCCGCCAGCGCCTTAAGTGCCGAGGTCGGCACACCGATGCCGTCGGCCAAAGCCTGCATCAGGCGTGGCGCCTGTTCGGCCACGCTGTTGAACTCGTCCCCGCGCAGCGCGCCAGCCCCCAGCGCCTGGCCGAACTGGATCACCCCGTTCTCTGCCTCGACCGCAGAGGCGCCCGACACGCGGAACGACGCCGACACAGCCTCGGTGACCTTGAGGATATCCTGCTGGGTGCGGCCCGCTTCCTTGAGCGGGCGACTGATCCGCCCGTACAGCGTAATCAGCGCCTCAACCGGCTGGCCGGTGTTGTAGGCGATGCGCTGCAACTCCTCGAGGGCGGTGTTGAACTCTTCCTGGGATCCGGTTGCCAGCCGCAGGCGGGCGTTCATTGCCTGGTAAGCGTCGGCGGTGTTCGCTACCGCCTTCACCCCGGCGGCCAGCGCGCTGAACGTGAGATAGCCTGCGAGCAGCTTGCCGCTTGCGGCCAACGCCTTGTTCGTCACGTTGAGGTCGCGGTTCACCTCGTTGAACATCTGCCGGGTGCGGTTCACCCCCTCGACGATCAGTTGCGTGGTCACTCTACCGGCCATGATCGAACTCCTGCAGGAACTGTTTAAACCCCTTCAGGGGCGCGCGTGCCGCGCGGCGAAGCAGCAGGTGGTCGCGCCGGTCTTGCTTGACCTGTTCGCCGACCTGCTCGAGGAACACCTCGATCTGTTGAAGCGTCATGCGCGAAACCTCGTCGAGACTGAAGCCCGCGCGAACCAGGCTGGTTACTGCTGCTACCCAACCAGCGTTGCCAGCGTCGTCACTGCCGCTTGCTGGGCGCGGGCGAAAAAAGCGGCGTTGACCCGTATCACTTGCATGACGATCTGCATCGCCACGTCGACCGGTAGGCGCCAAACGCGCCAGCGGCTGAGGTTCGTGGTCCTGCGCAGGATCTTCCGCAGCTTGGCCGAACCGGTCTTGCCGAACTGCAGGATGGCGGGAACGGTGCCATCGCTCAGAACCTTGAGAAGGTCACTGGCGATATCCCCGAACAACTCGAAGTCGGCGAGGCGGACGTGCCGCACGATCACCGGCGCTCCGTTGACGTAGATGGTTTCAGGTTCGGGAAACAGAATTCCGAGGTCAGACATGGGCCACCCAAATGAAAAGGCCCGCCATCAGGGCGGGCCGGTTGATCTACGGCAATCAGGCCGCGTCGGTGTTCTGGATTTCCCAAGTCCAGATCGCAGCCTCGCCGACGTCGTAGATGTTCGGGTCGGCCAGAAGGCGGATCTGTACCGGGATCACGCCGAACTCGGCGCCCTGGTTCAGCGGTAGGCCGCCATTCAGACTGATCCGCGCATAGAAGCAGTTGATCCGACGCTTCTCACCATCGCCGGCTTCGTTGGTCTGCTCGAACATCACCCGGTAGAACTTGCGGCCGGTGGTGAACGGCTTCACCAGGTCGACGGTCGGGTAGGTGTAGCTGACCTCGATCGGCAAACGCTTCAACCCGCCATCCGGCGGAGCAGTGGTCGCGTTGATTGCGTCGGCCAGCGTGCCGCCCGGCAGAGGCCGGATGCCGCCGGGGGTGACGGCGTAGTCAACGCCGCGCACATAGGTCGGCGTGCCACCGGCTCCGGTGACGCTGCTGACCTCGAGGGGAATGTGCGCAAGGCGGATGATGCGATCGACATAGGCGTCATGCACCTCTTCGGAGACGGTCCCCGATGGCACACGCTCAACAGAGCCGTAGAGGATCACCGCAGCGGCGCGCGGGGAAAAGTTGACGGCCTCGCCGGTGATGTTGATCGCCGTGATGGACGTTACGCCGTCGAGCTCAGGCAGGCCGAGGCGCGTCGGGTCGGGGATGGTGATCTCGGTCGACTCCGGCTCGGCGCTGGTCGTTTGCAGCTTGAACAGCTCCTCGTACACAGACGACGGATACGGTGCGACCGACGTCGGGCCGCGGAACAGTTGGGTGTAGAGCATCGTTTTCTCCTCGGCCTGGCCGATCAGTTGTAGGTTTCGACGTAGATCACGCCGATGGTTGCGGTCAGGGTGTGGAAGTTGCGACCAGCCTCGGCAAACTGCGCCACCGCCTCGTCGATATCCTCCACAAGCCCAGGGAACTTGCGCTCCGGCTGGTCTTCTCCGAAGCCAAGGGCGCGCAGAATGTCGACGTGGACGTCATCGAGTTCGTGTTCCTCCGCCGATCGCGGGAATACAACCTCGACTTCGAACGTGCGGAGCCTGGTCGCCTGGCGTACCGCCGTTCCGGTTCGCGCGTCGCTCGCGACTCGCACAAGGGCGTAAGGCCCGCTGGCTTTGTCGGGCACTCGATCTGTCGGCCCGTAAACTGCCCGCAGGTCCGTCAGGTAGCCGTTTATCGGGCGAATCTCGCCCAGGCGGGCCCGCAGGTCGCGTGTGACCTGGCTCGCTTTCGTTCGCATGGTTGGTTTTCCTCAGACGGCCTTTTCGAGCTCGCGGCGGATGCGCCGCTCGAACTCTTGGCGCAGAAACGCATTGGTCCAGCGGATGGTCTTCGCCGTAGTCAGCAGCCTGAACCAGTACGCCACCGACGGGCCTTGTGCTTCCTGCAGGGCGCGCCGATAGGTGTAGCTGGTGACATTGGGCGAACGGCCCCGCGCCGTTCTGGCCCGCTGACTGCGGGTAGACAACGGCCGCTGCAGCCGCCCCGATGGGTTGACGAAGCCTGCGGCAACTTTCCGACCGTTCGGGCCGACGACATAAATCCTCGCCCGCGTCGAGTTGATTGGCTCGAAGATCCAGCGCCGGTATGCCGTGACGTTGACGCCAGAAGACGACGGAATAAGCCTCGCGTTCATCCGGCCCGCCCTCGCCCGCTTGATCACGATCCGCCGGTTGGCGAAGGCGCTGGTGAACGCAGGACGCATCGGCTCGTTGTAGCGCTGCTTCCTCGTCTGCGTCGCCGTGGTATTCAGCGCGCCGCGCATCACTGGATCAACGCGCCGGCCGGCTTCCCGGAGGCGCGCTTGCGCCTGCTCGACGCCGACCAGCCTGATGGGCGCCCTCATTGCACACGCTCCAGCCAGAGCCCGCGGACAATGCCGTCGTCGGTGCCGTCGGCGTAGTCGACGACGTAGTAGCGCACTCGATCCACCTCAAGCAGATCGCCCACCTGCACCCTCCCCGTCTCGATCAGCGCAACCTCGGCGCGGATCCTGTAGGCCGTCGCCTGGCCGTTCTCGTCCAGCCAGGGCGCATCGTAGTTCAGAAACACCCGGCAGTTTCGCGGCGGCGCGCCATCTGGCCGGTATGTCGCCGGCTCGCCGATCAGCTCTGTTGCGGTGATCGCCAGTTCGGCCCGACGGCCAGTGAAGTCGCGGGCGCTGTCGATGTGGAAGAGGCGCCCATCGGCGCGCAGGTAGCGTCCTTGCCGAATGCGCTCGTCCCACCAGGCGCGGATCTGTACCTTTGCCGGAGACCGCAGGCCAGACGGAAACGCTGGCTCGGCCGACTCTTTGGTCTGGATTCCGCACCAAATCCACTCCAGAGCGCGGGGTGAAACGTCGGCATCCAGCGCCAGCAAATCGGCTGGCGTATCCAGTCGACCAGTTCGCATTCACACCCCCATTTTCACCCTGTACGGGTTGAGCAAGTTCCGAGCGGTGGGAATCACGGTGTAGATCGAACCCACCACTGAGGCCTCCCCGTTGGCGCACAATTCCGCAGCCTGAATCAGTATGGCCGCCCGAATACTCGGCGGAACCGGCGCAAAAACGACAGGGGACGCATCCGGATCTTCTGGCCAAGGGATTGGCCGGTTTAGGAACTGCGCCGCCTGGTCTATGGCCGCCGCCAGCTTCTCCTCCAGATACTCATCGTCTTGGCTGTGCCTGATGCGCATGTGCCGTTTCAAGTCATCCACGTCGGGAACGGTCGTCGCGATTGGCATTGGCAGGCTCCTACTTCTCTTCAGTTGAATCAGCCTTAGCCGGCTTGGCACTGGGCTTCTTGACATGAGGTTCGCGCGCCTTGCCTTCCTGGATCAGCGACTTACCATCTTCTGCAGTGGTGGTGAACGGCTCACCAGGCTGTATCAGCCGGCCACCGCGGTACACCGGCTGGATAGCACGAAGCTCCATGGCTTACTCCTTCTTGCCAGATTTGCGGCGGCGTAGCGGAGAGTCATCTGCGTCGGCTTCTTTGGCCTCCACCGCATAGCCTTTCCCGATCAGTTGCCTGGCGTGTTGGTCGTCGGTTTCGAAGGTCGCGCCCTCGGCAATAGTCCCGAGCCTATCCACCAAGATGGGGCGCAGCGCTTTCAATTCCATAGTTGTGCCTCCAGAGGGCCGTCTTCGAAGACGGCCCGGCTATGGGTTACGGAGTCGGTGGGGTGAAGGTTCCGAAGATGAAGGCTTCGGGGCGCTTCACAGCGAGAGCCAGGCGCTCCTCGCAACGGATCGAGATCATGTTTTTCTCGAAGTCGTCGGCGTTCTCGGTGGAGATCACCACGTTGGCGTCTTCGCGATCGAAGATCTGGGCGCCGGTCTGGAACGCACCGGTCAGGAACTTACCCTGGAATGCAGCGATTTCGGTGGCGACCACCGGCAGACCCCACAGCACCGGTCCAGCCAGACCGAGCGGGTTCGCGAGGATATAGCGCCCCAGGGTGTCCTTGGTCAGCTCGATCTTGGCCCAGTCGATGAAGTGCAGGACGTGACCGGAGGCCGGCAGACGTGCCAACTGAGCCTGTAGCATTGCCAGGCGCAGATCATCGATGCCGTTCTGCTGATCGACTGCGAAAGCGGCACTGAACGCCGAAGCCTGCGGAACGATGCCGTCGAGGTGCGCGCCGGTGCCGTCACCGAACAGGATTTCCTGCTCTTCGACGTACTTCAGGCCAAAGCGCATTTCGGTGTCGATCGTGGACTGGAGCTGTGCGAAGTCGTCCAGGATCTGCTTGGACGCCTTGAACATGTGCGCGATGGTGGTCACCGGAGTGATCTTGGTCGCGAACGCAATGTTGCTATAGGGCTTGGCGGTGTTCTCGGCAACGACAGAGGCGGCGTTGGTAAAGCCGGTCTGCTGTACCCAGAAGATCGCTGGCGAGGTGGTTCGTCCCGGCGCGATAAGGTCGCGGATGAACAGGCGCTGCTTCGGCATCACGTCGATGCCTGGGAGACGCTGGGGCTCAACTACGCCAGCCGGCACGTCGGAGCTGATCAGCGCATTCTGGACGGGGACGCTGACGCGTTTACCACCTTCCACACTCGCCGCGAACTGCTTCAGCGCTTCGCTCTTGATCACTACGCCGCCCACAGTGTCGCGGACTGCGGGAACGCCATTGCTGGGAGAGCGAGCGAACTCCTGCTCCAGCTCGCCGAGCTTCGCCTTCAGTTGCTTCTCAGCCTCGGTCAGGCTGTTGAATTTGGTCGCCAGTTCGTCGACGGCGGCTTTGGTTTCGTTGGACAGGCTGCCAGCCTTCTTAGCCTCGTCCAAGGCCGCCTCGGCCTTTTTGCTGAAGTCGCTCGAGGCCTTCTCGAGCTCAGCGGAGACCTGTTTCAGCAGGTCAGCGGTATTATCAGACATGTTCTCTCTCCGGTTATTTGGAAGCTGCTGCCGAGAACCGCGCGAGCGCGGCTTGAAGCTCGGCGATTGGGGCGGCCAGGTCGGCCTTGGTATCGGCAGCGCAGGGCTTACCGGGGCCGGTAGCGCGAGGCGTACCGGCCTTGATTTCTTGAATCAGGGAGCGTCGCTCAGAGCGCGGAATGCCCTGCTTCGCCAGGATCTGGTCGAGACGGCGCGCAGCAATCATTGGTGCAGACAGCGCACTGACATCGTCCTTAGTGGCATCCGAATCGAGCAGGCTGTCGGCGAATCCTCGCTCAATGGCATCCGCCCCTCCCATCCAGGTCTCGACGTCCATTAACGACCGCATATCCTCGACAGGATCACCAGTGCGCACCGAGTAAATGTCGGCGAGAGTGCCGTCGATCTGCTCCAGGAAGCTGGCCACTTCCTTGAACTCGTTTCTGTCACCAGCAGCAATCGTCCAGGCGTTGTGGATCATCAGGAAACCGGCGCGGGCGATCTTCACTTCGTCGGCGGCCATTGCGATGAACGACGCGGCAGATGCAGCAAGCCCAAGCACTCGCACGGTGACCTTGCCCTTGTACTCCCGTAGAAGGTTGTAGATCGCCAGCCCCTCGAAGACGTCACCGCCGGGGCTGTTGATGTTCACCACCACGTCAGCTTCCTTCATGCTGCGTAGGGCTGCGCTGATCCGCTTGGCGGTCACACCCTCGCCGGTCCACCAGTCGTAGCCAATGGGGTCGAAGATGCTGATGCTGTTCTCTTCCTCGGAAGCGGCACGGATAGCCGGATTCCAGCGTTCCAGCGCCTTCGGCATCAGGTCGCAGGAAACGTCCGCGCGCGGTCGAGCCGCCGGCGCCGCCGGAAGCGATTTGATAGTCATGTTCTCTCCAGTGGGGTCAGGCGGCCTGGTTCAGGCGAGGGAGTGAAATCAGTGCATGCGCCATCAATGGGCCGGCAGGATTTCCGGTCTCAAGCGCCTCGACTGCAAGGTCGATGGCTTCGCGCATTGCAGCCTTATCGCCGCTTTCGTTCGCCGCGACTAGGCGCAGCATGTAGGCTGTCGCCGCCGGAGATATACCGCCAGCGGTCGCTCCCAATTGCTCAAGCGGAACCAGCGCAGATTGCACAGTGAAGACATCTCCGCCCTTGATCGGCGGCAAGTTCTCCAGACGGCGAACCTCGTTGCGACTCATCCAGCCATTCTGGAGTGCGGTGTTGTACCAGGCCGCACGGCCGGCACTGTCAGCGCGCAACAGGCCTTCGACGGCGAACTCCGCGAAGAACTCCTCTGCATCAGCTTCACCGATCAGGCAGCGCGTTATTTCCTGCTCAATATTCACCAGCAAAGGGCGAAGACTGTTGGTCAGAAAGTGCAGATTCTGAGCCTCGACCGAACTGGCCCAGCTCGACTGCTTATCCATATGACCGACCATGAATGGAGGCACCCGGAACCAGCGGCACATCTCCTCAACGTTGAAAGACCGCGACTCAAGCATTTGTGCCGCTTCGGGATTCATTGTGATTCCCTGGTATTTCAGACCAGCCTCGGCAACCATGATCTTGCCGGCATTCTGCGACCCCATAAAGGCAGAAAGGCTATTGCGCAGGTCTTCGCGCTGCTTAGGCGTTAGAACCGTATCGCCGCTGAGAATCCCGGAGGCCTGCATGCCCTGAGCAAAAACCTTTGCAGCAGCCTCTTCGGCCGACATCGCCGAGCCAAAGATGTCGCGCCCCATAGTCACCGGAAGCATGCCGCACACACCATCCAGTCCGAAACCGCGGATGTGCATCAGATTTCTCTCGGGAATATCCCTCTCCACACCGTTCTCGGTGTAGGTGTACCTCAGTCTTCCGTTGTCCTCGCGCTTAACTCTCATGCATTGCGGCAATAGGGGAACCAGTGCAATGACACGGTTTCCGACCATCTTCTTCTCGACAAAAGCGTTGCCGCGCAGGCAGATGCTCGCCACCACCATCAACATGAAGCGTTGCGGGGTCATCTCAGCATTCGGCGATCGGCATAGCAGCCGGAACAAAGGATGGTCCTTTGCAGGCTCGCGCGAGCCATCTGGCAAACGCCGGTAAAGCTTCAGCGGAAGGGTAGATACCGACTCGGATAGCAAGCGAACACATGCCCAGACCGTCGATAGCTGCAGAGCCTTGTCAACCGTGACGTGCTTTCCGCTGGCGGAGGTGCCGAACCATTCCTGCCAGAATGCCCCGTCGGTGAGACTGATCGGAACACCGAGCCAATCCAGAAGGGCGGATTTTATCCGCCCTGGTTTCTTTTTGTTGCCCATCAGAGGCCTACCATGATCGGGTTGGAAGTAAAGTCGTCCAGATCAGCAGGATCGTCGGCCTCAGCCTTCGATGCCCCGATCGCCATCAGAAGCGCGGTCATATCGTCAATTTTGTCCGGCGACTTCTTCTTATCGGGCGCCGTGCTCATGTTCCCGTCGTACCGCGGGATCACGTTTGAGGCGCACCACGCCAAAAGCGGGTCGCCACCATGGGCGAGATTGCCGCTGATGTAGGCAACCTCGAGGGCTTGCATCGTCGGGTGATAGGACTTCGTTCCCTGGATGAACTCCAGCAGAGGAACTTCCTTCGCCACCAAGCGGTTAACCAGATCGGAGGCGTTCCAGCGGTCATACGCAATAAGCCTCACGCCAAAGCGCTCGACCGCAGCAAGAATGTCCTCCTCGATTACCGCGTAATCAGTAACATCGCCCTCTGTTTGCTTTAACAAGCCCATCTCAACCCAGGCCGCATATGGCACGGTTCCGCGCTCAGTGCGAAAGGCCACAGAACTTTCTGGCGCCCATCGCCAGCCATGGGTGTACAGCACACCGTCGACCAACCACACCAAGCGGAAGCAGGTCAGGTCGGTGGTGCTGGCCAAGTCGAGACCGCCCCAGCACGGATACTGCTCAAGCCAGTCGAGATCGACATTGCCGGAGCACTTGTTCCACTTGGATAAGTCAACCCAACCGGTTGCTGTCGAGGCCGGCCGGTTTAGCCGCTTTATGCGGAACTCCGCTAGTTTCGACGGCATCTGCTTCGCTTCGACAGCCTCCTTGCGGATAGCGGAGAGCAGGTGCTTGTTGGCATCCATAAGCGGGTTAGCTTTGATCCAGACCCGCTCGTCGAACTCGTCATCAGCCTTGATCTTGAGGGTCTTGTTCTCCTCGTCGACGGCGTAGAAAACAACCAGGAAATGATCTGCGGTGGTGCCGAATACTCCCGCCAGCAGGCGCTTTGCGAACTGCCGCATCTCACCCCAGGGGCCAGGGTTGGTGTAACCCTCGGTGGTGGTGTACAGCCAAAGCGGGTTACCGCGGGCGCCAGCGGCGGAGGTAAGGACGTTCAGCAGGTCCGCGCTCTTGTGGGCATGGATCTCGTCGAGCCCTACGTGCGACGGGTTAAGACCGTCCTGCGTGCTGGCCTTCGCGTGAATCGGCTTGAAGGTGGCGCCCGTCTCGAAACGGGTGATCGCCTTAGCCCACGTCTCCAGGCCGAAGGCCTCGCGCAGCGCTGGGGTCTTTTCAACCATGCGCTTTGCAACATTGAAGATGATGCTAGCTTGAGGAAACGTCGTCGCCGCGCTGATTACCTGAGCGCCCTCCTCCGGCTCGCAGCATTCGCAGTACAGCAGAATGCTTGAAGACAAGGTGCTCTTGGCGTTCTTCCTGGCCACCGCGAACAGGGCCGATGTGAATCGGCGCGGGTAGAACCGGCCATCGTCGGACCAGCCATCTACCTGAATCCACTCGCGCTTGCGGAACCCGAAGAGCTGCACGACAAAGAAGACGTGCGAAGGGTGCATAACGATCGTAGGCGTATCCCACTTCCCCTCGACGTGGGGCAGCTTCTCGATGAAGTCGCATGCATCGTTGGCGTGCCACTCATCGAAGAAGAACGGACAAGACTTCTTTTTCGCCCGCTTCAGATCGTCGACAAACCGCTTTGCAGCCTGACGTATCAGCAGACCATGCTTCTTACGACTCTTATCGGCGATTGCTGCTTTGGCATAGTCGAGGGCGATTTTGACGTAATCACGCACCGCGCCTCCCATTCTTCGCAAATGGATTGCCGGCCTGCTTCTCGCCGGCAGACGAAACCTTGCGGCGACTGGCCGGAGTCATTCCGAACTCAGAAAACAGCGCCTTGAGAGCGGTCTGCTCGGCGGCGGTCGCCTCCATATCGGCACGCGCCTTCTTGCGGAAACACTGCCAGGCGAAGCAAAGCTGCTCTAGCGAGTACAGGTCGACGACCTGCAGAACCTTCGCGGCAACCAACTGAGGTCCAAGCTGGTTCCACATTTCGGCGCCGTCTCGATTCAGGTGCATCGGTGGCTCTGGGAATTCTTGGATCAGATCGAACTCTGGTGCATCCGGCACATCGCGATCCGGGCGATCAGTGCCTGCCAGAACCTTGAGGTGCGGAGGCGTGCTCTTCCGCCCCATAAATCGAGCCTCACATTTTCAAAATAGAATTTTGACGGTGCGAAAATTTGGCTCCCCCCGTCGTTCGGGGCTCGAAAGTTCCAGACTTTCGATCCCCCCCTCCCGGTGCTTTTTTGCACCACTTTGGTGCATTAGTCATTCGATTGTTCAGGCGCACCAGAACCCACCAATCCGACCTTCTCGCCGATCTGGTTATGGCAGGTCCAGCACAGGGCTCGCAGGTTGTCCCATGAGAGCGCCAGCTCCGGATGACTCTTGACTGCCTTGATGTGGTCGACCATTCGGCTCTCGACGATCAGCCCTCTTCCCTCGCATTCCTCGCAGAGTGGATGGAGCTTGCGGTAGTGGATGCTTAGACGACGCCAACGCTCTGTCTTGTAGAAGGCATCGCTATCGTCACGGCGTGCGTTGTACTTCTTGTGGGCCTGCCTGGCTGATGCTGCGCGGCGCTCGTCAGCAGCCCTCTTGTGCATCGCGCAATAGAAGCTGCCGGTAACAGAAGGCTTTCCGCAGCCAACCTCACTGCATATCCGAGCTGGTCGTCTCGGCATGGATCACTCCTGTCGCTCTATGCAGTCCAGCACCTGCACAGCGCACGCTGTCAATGCAGCCTCAACGGCATCGATCGCCGCGGTTGCATCCTCACCGTTCGCCAGCGGCGGGCGACCTGGTAGCCGACACGGCGTCAGCGGGCACTTGGCCTGCTGCGCGGTAGGCGCTGGGGTCAGTTGTTTCGGGGCGGGCGTACATCCGGCCAAGGCCAGCAGGGATGCCAGCACGCAGCCAGTCGCGAACAGCCTGGTCATTCTCTTTCAACTCCCGTAACGCCGCAGCATGGCGCGCGCCCTGGACCTCCAGGGCTTGGCCGAGTTGGCGGGTTTGCCGTTCGATCTCGGCGACGCGGCCGAGCTGGCGTTGCTGTTCAGCGAGAACGCCGGCTTGCAGATCGATCATCTGCTGATTGCGGTCACGCTCCTGCGCCGCGACGTCAGCACGCTCCCGCTCTGCGGTCACTTGCAGGCTCAAGCGGTCCATCCGCCACATCATCCCCATCGCAACAAGCGCGACGACCAACCATGGAACCCACCTCATCACGCACCCGCCAGCGCTGCGCGCGCCCATTCGAGACGCGCCACTCGATCCTCAGCACCGTTGCAGCCGCCGTTGATCTTCAGAGTGATCCGCTCGAATCGGCCTTGGTCAGCCAGGTCGTTTAAACCCCGCGACTTCCACCACCACCCCGAGGCGATAGCTGCCCAGGTCCGTTGCTCCAGCAGTTCAGGCTGCGCCACCAGCGGCAGCGCCAGGGCGCGGGCGGCTTCGGCGTAGTTGTCGTGGCCCGTAATCATGATCAGGCCGCGCCCCCGGTATCGATACCCATCGCCCGTATCCGGCGACCCGTTGCCCATGCGGTTTGCGTAGACGCGGTTCGCGACGCGCTCGGGCTGTCGTGCGTACTGCTTCGCCTCGGCTGGCGTGAACCGCTTCGGCCATGTCTTGAGCAGGCCTTCAGCGGAGTAGTTCAGATTCTCGACCAGACGCTTGAGGCTCTGGCTTTCGTGCCCGACCTGAGCCAGGAACATCGCCACCCGCTCAGCCGTGTTGATCTCGAACCGAGCCATGGCGCCGTTGATGTGCTCGACCCAGGTCGATGCAGTAGCGGCGCCGCAGCCGGTAGCGCGGTCGAGTTGATCGGCAGTGATCTTCATTCGCCAGACCCTCGACGCGGCAGCCTGATCCCAGCATAACGGTCGGCCAGGTCTCGGATCTTCTCGACGCCCAGGAAGCCGATCCAGCCACCAATGAAGGTGGCCATGCTCTGCGGCACTCCGAAGAACTCGAAGCCGCTGATAATCGTCAGCGCCAGGCCCCCGCACAGCGCGCCCTCCAAGAGCGCCTGCCGGCGCGTGCCGCCGCCGTAGATGATCCTGGCCATGGCCATGGCCCACGACAGCAGGGAGGCGTAGATGATCGGCGCATGCTGGCTCAGCCAGGCGAGCACAGCCGCCCAAGTGTCGGGTTTGTCAGGCATCTTCATCGTCTCGGTTCCCCTCGCCGGGGCGGAAATGAAAAAGCCCAGCGCGAGGGCTGGGCCAGGGATGGGTGCAGGTACGGCCTTTCAAGGGGGCCGCGCGCCCCGCAGCGCAATGCGCCACCTGCAAGAAGGTGGAAACAAAAAGCCCCGCTATAGCGGGGCTTGTGGCCTTTCATCCTATCTCTGCTAACTGGGTTTTACAGCGCAGGCAGGCTCTTTGGGATCTTTTTCCTGACAACTCCAGCCAGATGGCTTGAAGGTAATCCTCCACGCAGCCTTATCAAGGCTCTCGCCTCCATAAAAGCCTGAATCGTAAACCTTGCCCGTTGCAGCAGGAGCTTCCGGCGCGGTCCCATTCGATACGAATCGAACGCAACCTGAGTCGACAGACGACTTCCAAGCACCTACCGCGTGAATGTGCTTATACCGGCTTTCCTTCAGCAATACAGATTTGTCGGATGCCTTGCGCACTACATACCCGTCAGTCCAGCCACCGCTTTCGGCACAAACTTCGACAGTTGATTTGCTGGACATTGCGTAAGCTCGCGCAAACTCCAGATGCTTTTGAAAAACCTCTTTCCCCGCAAGGTGATTGTTTCCCTCTTGCATAGCTTTGAAGCTGGGAATCGCCATGAACGCCAACATGGCAAGAAGCACCACAATGACCATCAGTTCGATGAGGGTAAACCCGCGCGCCTTGGAGCCCATTCCAACTACCTCCCTAGATAGCGCAACTGTAGCATCGGGGGCGTCTAGGAACATCAGCATTTCCAATCGCGCATGACCGGCTTCACAAACTGGCGGTTTTGCCAGACCGATAGCCGTGCGCGAGAAAAAACAGCACCTAAAGCACCACTTTTTTGTTGTATCACCACAAATTTGTTGTATAATGAACCCATCCAAACAACAGAGACGAGGTGATGAAGTTCAGCGAATTCAGACGATGGTTGAAGGCCCAAGGGGTGACCTTCGAAGCCGGCAAAGGAAGCCACTTCAAGATCACCGCCCCGAACGGCAAACAGACCACCTTCGCGGACCACGGAGCTAAGGAGATGCCAGAACCGACCCGCAAGGCGATCATCAAGCAACTGGGGCTCAAATGAGCCCCCCCATCGCCTGCAAGCGCTGAACGATCACCCCGGAGGAGTGACCATGTACGACTATGCAATCCGTTTCGAACAGGACGATAGCGCTCCTGGCGTTGCCGTTTTCTGCAGAGACTTGCCGGAGCTGAACAGCTATGGCGACGACAAGGTCCACGCAATCGGCGAGGCAATCGACGCCATCGAGTCGACCCTCTCGCTGTACGTTGATCAGCGCCGAGAAATACCCGCAGCCAGTCACGCACAACCAGGCGAGCGCGTTATCCATCTGCCGGCAGTTACCGTTGCGAAGATCGCGCTCTGGAACGAAATGGTCCGTCGAGATATGCGAAAGGCTGACCTCTGCCGGCTTCTCGGGATCGCACAGACCCAGGGCGACAGGCTCGTCGACTTCCTCCACAACACTAAGATGGAGGCTATGGAGAACGCTCTATCCGCCCTCGGACTCCGCCTCTCGGTGAATATCGAGGCAGCATGACCCAGAAACGAAAAAGCCCAGCTCGAAGGCTGGGCTCTTTGTTGCTCGATCCTCAAAACGCGCAAGATCGGCAGGATGAGATAAATACTGATGGAGTGATGACGACAAGTCAAGCCCTATGCCGCATCCTTGGCCAGCAAGCCCTCCGCGTTAAGAATCTGCTCCGCCGCCACCAGCGCCTCTTCGACCATTTCGTCGAGAACACGATGGATCTTCCTGCGCCATTCACGCCGAGTCGATTCTGGCTTTCCATCGAGATCCCAGGTGTTCATGTCGTAGAACTCATCCGGCAGGACGATCATTCCAGACGATCGAGCCATAAGACGCTTCCGCTTGACCCGCTCCGCCTCCAATGCGGCGCGTACGGCCCGCGCCTGCTTTTCTGGTGATCCATCCACCGGGATTTCGACAGATACGGTTTTCCGCAACGCCGGCTGAACCCCCTTCAGCTTCGGAATCGCCCAGGTCGTTATAGCTTTGTAGAGGAAGAGAGCAGGCGCCGGCGTTGCGACCACCGACCGCAAAAGCGAGATCGCCTGGACTTTCTTTGCCTGATGGGTGCTGTACTTCGCCACCAGAGCGGCCCAGTGACGCGGAATGAGCTGATCATGCAAACGAGCATGCACCCAGCAATCGATTTGCTGCCTGAGATCAGCGGATACCATTACCCCACCACGACGACCAGACTCGCCGGCCTGATAGAGCTTTTGCCAAGCCTGCTTGCTTGTGTTGTCGATGCAGTCCGCTGCCAGCGCCGAAACGACTGCACTTGAAACGCTTTCGTAAATCATCGTCCTCTCCTCCAGCGCGCGTAGCGCCAATGGCTGGTCAATCCCCTCGAAAGTGAGCGCCGCCAGCTCCCTTCCGGTTGTTCTCTTCTCGCGCCAGCATGCTCGCCTGGCGGCGCTGCTCCTCCAGCAGCCGCTTTACCCACATCCGCAGTTGCACCACCGCATCCCGCTGCTCCAGCGCCAGCCCCGTCACGCCATCGACGAACCCCGCCGCTCCACACGCGGCGCAATCGATCTCGTGGAATACGCCACGGCTGTACCCTTTTCCGTGGCAAACGGAGCACTGAGTGAGCACGCGCGGCTTGGTCGTCAGATCTGGACCATGTGTCTTTTTCATGCCATCGCCTCGATGGTGACCAGCACCTCGCCCCCAACTTTCACCTCCCCGCGAACAATCCGCAGGTCATCTACCAGGCCGTCGTCATCCCAGGCGCCAGCCTTGGTTAGCGAGTCAAGGAGCCCCTTGAGGAGATTGTCGAGGTCGCGCTTTCGCCGATCTGGTGGGCATGCATGGATAACAACCCGAACAGATCCGGTCGTCCTCCTGATGCCTTGCGCAAGGCAGTGCCGCAATACCGATCTGCGATAGCTCCTGCCGCGCTCGCTGATCAGCGTTCCGGAAGATGTGTTGCGGTAGTAGGTGTTATTGCTGGGCGGCCAAGGAAGGCGAATCGAGATCATGCCTCTACCTCGCTACCGTCCAGCCATGCGAGGAACCCCGCCGGTATGTCGTGCCCCTCCTCCGCCAGGATCGAAGCGCATTTCGAAAGCAGGTCCGACTGGGCTCCGTACTCTGCCTCAAAGCGCGCCTTGTAGGGGTGGACAGCGATCCCGGTGAATCCCTCGCCGCCGTATCCGTTCTGATGATGGCCAGCGCACAGCGGAAGCACATACCAATGCGCATGGGGTTTCGTTCTTCCGTCCACGTGATGGATGCTGCAATAGGTGTTCACGATCCCCATGGACACTCGACATGCGATGCATCCCACCTGGCGCGCCAGCAGGTCGTGCCACCGCTTCTGCTCCGAAGTAACGGCCCGCCCCTTCACGCGACCTCCCGCGGATACATGATCTGCTGGTGACGCTCGCAAATAGCCTGAGCCTCTTTCGACGACGCAACGGGGGCGTAAATGAATTCGCCTTGCACGCTCGCCCGGTAGTGAGCCTCCCCGGCCACCAGTTGTTTGCAAACCTTGTAGGGCGGGGAGCTGTCGCTAACCGCCAGATAATCGTTGAGCGCCTTCCACTTCATGAACGGGACTCCTGTAGCTGTTGTATGGCCTCGTTGTGCCGGTTGATTCGTTCGTTGAGATCGGCGCGCCGCCTGGCGGCTTCGTCCTTCTCTTTCTGCTCGCGCTGAGCGCGGTGTGCGGCCAGGCTTGCCTTGAGCTTCGCCATGTTTTCCGCGAACCCCTTCGGTGCCTTCGTGACCTCGGCAGGGGCATTGCCAGTGAGCAGCCCGGCGATCGCTTGGCCGGCATCTGTCGGGGCCGGCAGTTGAAGAACCACCACCCCCTCCAGGCGCGCCACCTCTGCGGCTGGCAGGCGGTTTAGCGCGGCGGCTTTCTGGATACCCGCCTGACGGCCTGCCTCGTCGTGACCAAGGGACACACGCCACTCGACAGGAAGCGCCTCTCGCCGGGAGCGAGACACTGCGCGCTCATAGGCCGATATGAACGCCATGCGGGCGCCCACCTTGTCTCTCGCCTCCAGGATCGGCGCGGCGATGGTGAGCGCTTCCTGAATCTCCGGCGTGAGGACCACCGTTGCGCGCTCGTCCGATGCTTCCAGCGCCAGCGCCCAGGCCTCATTCGGTTCAGGGCGGCCATCGACTGCCTGCACACGCTGCAGGATGGCTGCGAGGGTGAGTTTCCCGGTCAATTCACGGCGGCACGCCTGCAGAGCGCTGCGGATCGCCTCCCCCGGATACTCTGCGAGATCCTTGGCCATCAGCTTCGCGGCATTGGCACTCATCTCCTGGCCAAGCGTTTCAGCAGTCGCCACCAGCGCGGCGGCCAGGTCGGCCTGTTCGTCACAGGAAAGCATTGGCGCGCCCCTCCTCTCGGATGCTCTCCGCAGCCTCCTTGGCGGCGTTCAGGTTCGCCTGAGTGCGCTCCAGTTGCCGAGCCGTGGCCCCGTTCATCTGCCGGTCAGTCGCCCACTGGGTGCGATACGACTCCGCCCTGGCCAGCAGCGAGCCCAGGTCGTGACAGTTGCGGATCAGATAGGCGTCGTTGATGCCGACGAAGTACGCGGCCACCGCCGGAGCCTCCTCAGCGCCCAGGCGCTTCAGCAGGTCGCGAACCTGACCGTTGACCTTCGAGTTTCGCACCGGATGGGTTCCGTACCGGAGCTGGTACGCTGCCGCATACGCCGACCAGATCGCTCGGCATGCCTGTTGCCGATCACGCTCCGCATCGGGCTGGCCGGAATCGGCCGGCAAAAGGTTCCCTGATGGTTCCCTTGTAGGTTCTATTACGGTTCTGGGTGCAGATGCTGCGGGGGTGGGGTGCATATCCTGCGGGGGTGGGGGTGCAGCATCTGCGGGGGTGGGTGCAGATGCTGCGGGGGTGCATTTCCTGCGGGGGTGAACCTTCTGCGGGGGTGCAAATGCTGCGGGGGTTACGGTGAACATCGTCGAGCGCCCCTGGCGCGCTTCAATGCTCAGCGCCTTGCACTCGTTCAGCACCTTGATAGCCTGCTGCACGGCACGTTCGGACAGGCAGGTGCGCTCGGCGATCTTCGCCACCGAAGGCCAGCACACGCCCTCGTCGTTCGCGTTGTCCGCCAGGCTGATCAACACAGCCTTCTGCGCCGGCGTCAGACCCTGCAGCGGCCAGCAGGCAGACATGATGATCGTGCTCACTGGCGCACCTCCGGCGACACATTTTCTTGATTCGTGATTTCGTGTCGCGACAAGCTACCGAGGATCACAGCTTGCCCTCCTCGATCTTCCGCGCCAGCACCGACAACCCCTTGGCAGTGATGCGTACCTGGCTCGCCGCGCGCTCGTCGCCCTGGTCGTCCCGGCCGAGAACCGTCACCTTGTGCATGACCCAGCCGTCTTGGATTCGCGGCTGATAGCCGATCCAGCGGGCTGAGCCGCTCCGGCGGTAGATCCATCGGTTCTGCTGGAGCCAGTCGAAGAGCCGGGCGGGGTTGATCTTGAGGTGCTTCGCAGCGTCGGTGATGCACATCGTTCCTGCTGCACCGCTGAGTCGCTCCAGGGCCTGGACCTTGGGCGCCTGCTCACTGATGACCAGCCGCAGCGCATGGTTCTGCTCGGCCTGATCGGCGGCGAGCCTGAGTGCCTCTGGCAAGTTTGTTGGGATGCTCGGAGCCTGGCTGGACTCCAGTTCGTGGAGTCGCCGAATCACCCGGTACCGGAGGGGAACGCTGTATCCAGAGATGAGGGTCTCGGTCAGGTCTCGGTCGAGGTGGAAATTCTCGGTGTACCCGCGGGAGTCGAGGTCTTCCCGGACGTGGCTCAAATCTGAGCCATCCTTCCTCAACGCCTCCAGCATCTCCCGAATGTCCCTCAAGACGTTCTTGTGCTTCTTGCCGGTCAAATCCGCAATCTCGCGACTGCTCATCGTCAGGACCGGGCCTTGTTGGATGACTGCAACTTGTGACATATTCGTCTCCGTTGGATGTTCGGCACCGCCTTCCGGTGCCTCCTCAGAAAGCCCGGTTGCAGCCGGGCTTTTTGCTGTCTGCTCTACTGGATGCCTGAACAGGGGTCGCAGCCGACTAAGCAGCGCCAGCCCCTCTCCGTAACATCTGCTACGTGCTATGCCGCACTCCGGCCCCGAGGCCTTGCTGGCGCGTCGTAGAGGTCTGGGCGGAGCTGGTGGCGAGTGATGCGAGCGCCGAAGAAGCGCTCAAGATCACGCGCCAGCGCCGCCCCTGGAGTCCGGCCGCAAGCCAGAACCTGTCTGAGGTACGCAACGCTGGTGCTGAGCGCCTTCGCAGCGTCATCACGCTCTTGGATGCTGAGCGACTTCCAGAAGGCCCGAAGCGCTTCTGCATGGGTGCTTTGGGGTGTCTCGACGGCCATAAATGTACCTCCTTGGTACAATCATGGTGAAAAGGAGGTGTACCGTCAAGGTTCTGTACTTTTTAGGTACAGATGATGAAATGGTTAGATGATCGATATCACGACAATCCGACGCGCGAACGCGCTCACACTGGCCGAAAAGGAAGGCGGCACAGTCGCATTCGCTGCTCGCATAGATCGCGAGCCAACCCAGGTTAGCCGGTTGATTGGCTCGAATCCCACCAAGAACATCGGCAACAGACTGGCCAGGCACATTGAGGAAAAATTCAATATGCCCCGCGGCTGGCTCGACATTCAGCACACCCCAGAGCAGCAACTGCGGGTGGCTGAACCAACTGCCGAGTATCACTCCGGCGGAAATCTGGAGCCCTTATCACCGTGGTCAGATGGCGATCCACTCGCACCTGACGAGGTTGAGATACCCTACTTCGACGAGGTCGAGGTGGCGGCAGGTGGTGGGCGAGTTCCTGACCTCGAGCTGGCCAAGCGCAAGATTCGATTCCCGAAGGCAACCCTGCGCGAGGCCGCTGTCGACAAGAGCACCTCCGTCTGCGTGAACGTCACAGGCAACAGCATGGAGCCGCTCATTGCAGACGGCGCGATCATCGGCGTCGACCTCTCAGTCAACACGATCGTCGACGGCGAGATCTACGCCCTGAAGCATGACGACCTGCTGCGGGTGAAATTCGTCTATCGCCTGCCTGGCGGCGGCATCCGGTTGCGCAGCTACAACCGGGATGAGTACCCCGATGAGGAGTACACAAGGGACCAGATGCGTGCCGGCGACATCAGTGTGATCGGCTGGGTGTTCTGGTGGTCGGTGATGCGCCGGAGAAGGCACTGATTAGAAAACAGCCAACACCCAAAAGGAGCTATGATGATGCCAGATAGACCACGACAGCCTCCTCGGCCGAACCCGCCTCAGCCTCCAGCTAGGCCGACTCCGAACAATGACCGAGGAAAGTCGATCGACAGACCCAATACCATTTCGGAGAGCCGGCCTGTTCCACCGCCGCCAAGACGAGACCCCTGACATGAGCGACGCCGACAAAAGCAACATCGAGGTGCATGAACTCAAGTTTTACGTACAAAGGAACATCCGCTACCACATGAGGCGCGCTGCCTTTTTCATGAGGTGGGGAAGGTTCACCGCTTTTGTCGGCGTTCTTTTCGGCTCAGCCGCCATTACCTCCATCTTGGCGAAAGCGCCGGCAGGATTTGTAACTGCTGCCGCACTGGTGGTAACCATCGCGTCCGCTATCGACCTGGTTGTCGGTACTGGGCAGAGAGCTTGGCTCCACAATGATCTACGTAAGCGGTATCTCGACATTGAAGCCGAACTCCTCTCCTGCGCTGGAACGCCAAGTGCTGAACAGCTTTGCCAGTATCGCAGCCGCATCCGGCGCATAGAAGCGGACGAGCCGCCAACGCTACCGGCTCTTGAGATTCTGGCCAGAAACGATGTTATCCGGTCTATGTACCCGAAAGCTCAAGCCGATGAACTGGTGTCGAGACTCTCATGGCTGAAACGCACCACCGCCCAATGGTTTGACTGGGACACTTCCAACGCCTGACACCCGGCCCCGCTACTGCGGGGCTTTTCATTTCCGCCCTACCCCTCCGGCTCCTGCCTATCCCACCTCAGCGTCACGGTGCCGTCGTCGTTGAACGCCAGGTCGATACCGTCCGTCTCAGCCAGCACCTCCATCACCGCATCCCAAGCTTCCACCGGGTCACTGTCCAGCCGGTGAATCGTCACCTTCCCCAGCTCCTGTGCCTTCGGTGAGTTGATCATCGCGGACACTCGCATCCCCAGGCGATCAGTCGGCGTGACCTCGTGCGCCTGCTGCTTCTGATTCTTAGCCATAAGCACCTCATCAACTGCACATGCATACAGTATTCGATCAATCAGATTCCCTATAAGAGCCAGAAAGGTACAACCAAGGTATTGACAATGTACCTTTTCGCTACTAATTTCACCTCACCCTATGTACCTTTTTGGTTCAAGGGAGGCCACCGAGCCGACCGCTCTTTCGACAATTTGGGAACCCTCTGCTGCGCCAACGTCGCGAGACGCTGGGAGAGGCAAAAGACGCAGCCCGAGCTGGGCCGGACAGTCCAGCCGTGCAAGCCCATGCGTTGCACGCGACGTTGCTCAAGTCACCTGCCAATAGACCAAAGAAGCGAACGCAGGAGTGGGAACGAACCCCGACAAGGAGAAGCGACCGAGATGACACCAATAGGAGGAAACAGCCAATGCAGTACTAAGCCCAGCCGATGTTCGGGTCGGCAATCCGCGCATACGTGCCCCACTCAACGGGCCGCCGGGCTGCACTCAAGCGCGGAGTAACACTGATACCCAATGACCAGCGCTGTATGCCGATTGAAGGCGTTGCGAGGGAAGCCCAAGGCCAAACACATCGAGCCCTAGCTGCTATCGGAAGTGGTGAGGGCAGCAACACCCGCGGGTTGTAGAAGCCCAGCAGGCGAACGCGGGAGAAACACCGATTTCACTGGCTGGCCCTCCACCGAGGGCCAGACGGGAAGTCAATACGCCCTGGAGGATCAGAAAATGAATGAAAAATCCTCACGTGCTGTACGCCAAGCACTTCGGATCCTCCGCAAGGAGAAAGACGATCGCGAGGCGCGCATTGAGTACCACGAAACGGTTGGAATGCTGCGCGGCCTGTACTACGGCGGTGAGATCGATTCGATGGAGCTAGTTGCGCTCACGCAACTCGCAGGAAGCGCATACATCAACGCTGGGAAACCCTGGTAAGGAGACTGAAATGGCTCAATTCAATGTCGATGCGCACCTGAGCAACGGCAAACGCCTGGATTGGATTGCCCTGCCGGACGGAAACGAGACACCGGATGACGTGCTGATCAAGGTACGCCAGGCCGCCATGAAGAAGTTCGGCGACCTCATCTGGTTCAACCGCTGGGACCACGTTGTTGCAAGCAACGGCTACATCACCGTGCGGATGCATGCGTGATGCAAGGAGTCGACCCGATGACAATCATTCACGAATGCGACCGGTGCAACGCGCCCGGTCGCGTGATCGAGACGTCCGACGGATTCCGCTGCGAGGGTTGCTACGAGGAGGCGCAGGAGCAGGTGCGCAGCGAGGCGAGCTGCCCCGAGTGTGGGCGCCTGGGGGTGACAGCTACAGGAATTTGTTACGCCTGCGAGAACACTTGAGAACACTGCCACGGTTCGCCGGGCATCACCGAGGAAAGGACATGAGCACCTACACGCAGAACATGAACGCAGCCATTCGCGGCGAGCTGAGCCGCGCCTTCGGTAACCGTAGCAGCAAGCCTCGCAAGGGTATGACGCTGACCAAGCATCGACTGATGAAGATGGCCCGCTACCTGTCGCGCTCCATTCACGGCAAGTAGACCGCCGCCCTTCCGGTAGCAGGGCATCACCCGCGCCTGCCGGGTTCCCCAACACAGGCCCGATCCACCTGGCTCCCCATCGCCAGGCTGTATCGGAGAGTGGTCTGAATGCGCAGGCTGATGCGCATGCTCATGGAATCGGCACCTGTATGCCTCAGTACTGAGCCGACCAATGCCGGAGATCAGCACCGGCCAGACCACTCCCCCATACAGCCACCACGCAATCACAACAGACGGAGGCCCCATGGCGGCCAAATCGTTCAAGCAGATGATCAAGGACGGCGACCTGAAGCGCGCGGATGCGATGAAGGCTCGCCTCGAAGACCTTCACGAAGAGCCCGGCTTCAACCTGCGCGCCGAGGGTGAAGACCTCGAGCAGAGCATCGCGGATCTGGCCGACTACCTGCACCAGGGCGGCATCGTTCCCGCGCTGGAAGTGCGGCCCCGCGAAGAAGGCGGCATGTGGGTTGTCGACGGGCACCGCCGCCGGCGCGCTTACCTCAAGCTCGACGCCGAGGGCCGGCTGCCACGTGACCCGAACGGCGAGTTCTGGGTGCCCATCGTTGGGTTCACCGGGAATGATGCTGAGCGTGTTCTTCGAGTGATCACCAGTCAGGAGGGGCGCAAGCTTTCCCCTCTGGAGCTCGCACACGGCTACAAGCGGCTCATTGCGTTCGGGTGGACCGTCGAACAGATCGCCCAGAAGATGGGGCGCACCCGGCAGCACGTCGACCAAGTATTGGTCGTAGGCAACGCGAATACCGATGTTCAGCAGTTGATCAGTTCCGGCGCGGTAGCGGCGACGACCGCTGCGAAGGTCGTCAGGAAGCACGGCGAGAAGGCCGGCCAGGTGCTCGGCCAGCAACTCGCGAAGGTGATCGCAGCGGGAGGGACGAAGGTCACCCCCAGAGCCGTAGCCGAGCCGGCCGTGCCGCGCGCCATTCTGGATGATCTGCTGAAGGTCACTACCGATATCGTCGAGGCCTTCCCTACGGCACTCCGCGCAGGCCTGGCCGAAGGGCCGGAATCGATCACCCTCACCACTCGCTCGGCATGGGTAGAGCGGTTGATGGATCTCGTCGCTCAGGCGAAAGAGTCCCTCCAGGGGTAAGCCATGTTCATCCTTCCATTCCTCATCGGCCTGGTGCTTCACGACCAGCGGCCCGAACCGCTGCGCGCGCTCGAAAGCGACAGCGCCGATCCTGACTTGGGCGCCTCGGCGCCAGCAGGCAGAGAACGATGTACCCGCGGGGCGTCCGGAGTTCGGGCTCCAGGCGTCCCGCCCAAAATGCTTCAAACCATAAGGCGGTTTGTAAGTAGAGGCGGGGCGGTGGGCGCCCCGCTTCACCCCTCTCTCGACTTCATGCGCGAGCACTCCACGCAATGCCGAGTGCTGACCCATGCAGCCAAGGAATCAACCATGCACGCAACCATCAACTGCGGCGGATGGATCGGCCGCCAGGGCCTCGGCCTGGCTCCCCGCGAACTCGAAGCTACCGCCTGGAGCGCCAGCGAACTGACCGCAAAGGAAGTCGCGCGGCGCATGGGTATCGCCCCTGGGACTGTCGAGAAACGTCTCGACGACGCGAAATTCAAGCTCGGCGTGCGCAGCGTGCGCGGACTGGTGCTTGAGGCGTTCCGGCGCGGAATCATCTCGCCGGCCGTCTTCGTGCTCGCATTCCTCGTCGCCGGCCACCCGCTAATCGATGACGACCATATGAACCGGAATCGCAGGCCGAGCAACGAGCGACGACTCGCCGAAGCCCGCACCGTTCGCCGGATCGAAGAAATCACTATCAACGCGTAGGAGAACCACAATGCTCAAGCATCAGGAACAAACCGAAGTTCTCGCCGGCCTGCTCTCCCAGACCGCCCTCGCCCGCATGGCGTTCGCTCAGCGGATCATGGCTCCTGCGGTCACGGAACCCTACCAAGTTGTTCCTCAGGGGCGCGGATTCTTCCACATCATCGAGACCGCCACTGGCGCGGTGCGCGGATTCCGCCGGAGCCACAACGAGGCATGCGCATACGCAGAGCACTTGAAGCGCCAGCAGGCCGCCAAGTGACCAGACGTCGAGCAATTCGAACCGGAGGCATCGGTGCGGCCCTGGGCTTCATCGTGCTTGTGTTCGTGCTCCCCGCGGCTGTTCGGCAACAGCCACCCAGGACGCCGCCGTCCGCCGCCGCGCCAGCAGTTCAAGAGGCGAAGCCTCGAACGGTCTCCTACCGCTCAAGCGCCAGCCGCCAACACTCCTACATCTTCTGACCGGAGATACCCCATGGAACTACTCGCCAGGGCAAAGGCCCACTACCTCGGCGCCGTGTCGCTGTTCATGGCGCATAACGATGTCCGCTACTACCTCAACGGTATCAGCATCGAGCCGGCGTCTCAGGGAGGCGTTCTACTGATCGCAACGAACGGCCACCACATCGGAGTCATGCACGACCCTGACGGTTGGGCTAGCAATGAGATCATCATCAGCCCGAGCAAGGCGCTGGTCGCTGGCCTGAAGAAACGCAACGCCGGCACGGCGTTCATCTACGAACGCGCAGGGGTGATCTCCGATTCCGACTGGCCCGCTCCCGATGACGTGAAACAGTTCGCGCCGTTCGATCCTGGCACTCTGATCAGCGCGCAGCTCGAACTTGTCGACGGAAAGTACCCGGACTGGCGCCGACCGATTCCGGCTCAGGGGATGGGGTCGCCGATCACCGCGGTAGATCCTGCGTACCTGGGAACGTTCGAGAAGGTCGTGAGGATATTCAACCGGGGCAGCGCACCGAACCTCGTACTGCGACAGGCAGATCCGAACTCTCTGATCCGCTGCACATTCCCTGACCATGAGCACCTGAAGAACTTCTTCGCCGGGGTGATGCCACGCCGCGCTGATCACGAAGAACGATACGACGGCCTGCCCGACTTCCTGGGGCTCAAGGCGAAGAAGGTGGCCTGATGGCCAAGACCAACGCCCAGCGCCAGCGGGAGAAACGCCAGCGACAGCGAGAGGCTGGCATCCCCGAGCGCAAGCTTCCATCCCCGCCGGCGATCGACGCTGCTTTCGAACGGATCCAGTCGGTCGGCGATTTCGAGGACTGGCGAGAAGCGTTCTCGACGCTTCTACTCAACGCCTCAGCCCTGCCCGATGCCGATCTCCTGCCTCTTCTCGTCGTGTCGCGACACGAATACACGCCAAGCGAAAACGTGTCGCGACAACTACTAGCCGCCGGACTCTCCGTAGCCGACGACGAACAGTAACCCACCACCAGATCACCGACGCTAGCCACCCTCGGCCGGCGCGGCTCTACTCGTCCTGAGGATTACCACATGAGCACTTTTGCCGTGTTCGGCATGACGCGAGACGTAGCGCTCGCCATGGCCAAGAAAGAAGTGAAGTCGGTACGCAAGACCCCGCTCGGGGATGAGCATGTTCCGATGAGCGAATGGCTCGCAGCAGTCAAGCGGAAGGCCGACACCATCATGACCGGAACCAAGGTCGTCCAGTTGAGCCAGCTCTTGGATACGCCGGACTTCTGTCAGCAGTTCATCGACCTCGCACGGAAGACCCTGGAATGCCGCGACATGCAGATTCGCGCCAAGGTACAGCTTTGGAATGAAGACGGCACGCCAGTCCTGACCAAGAAGCGCAAGCACAAGGTCGAGTGGCAGCAGTTCGGCCACCAACCAGGGAGGGCCGCAGCATGATGCATCGCGTCTACTTGTCCGGCCCCATGACCGGCATTCCCGATTTCAACTACCCCGCGTTCAACGCAGAGGAGAAGCGCATTCGCGCCCTCGGTTACTTCGTCGAGAACCCGGCGGTCAACATGGTCTACCGTGGCGCGCCGTGGGAGGCGTTCATGCGCGATGGGATCAAGCGCTTGATGGACTGCGACATTCTCGCGTTGCTCCCCGGCTGGGAGCGGTCCCGCGGCGCGAACATCGAGCGCAACCTCGCGATAACCCTCGGCATGCACGTCGTCGACGCCGAGGCACTCCCTGCGCCCGACTTCGTCTGCAAGTGCCGCGCAATCCAGTTCACATGCTGCTCAGTACCGAGTGACAACGATCCGTTCGTGTGCCGTCGCCTGGCCGGCATGCCGGCATACCTCTCCCCGGAGGACAAGCTGGCAACTGCACGCCAAGCGCTCGAAAAGATCGCCGCCCTCACCGACGTATCTACCGGCGGCATCGGTATGGACGTGCTCAAGATCGCCAAGCAAGCCCTTTCCAACTGATCAGCGCCAGCAGGCGAGAGGTATTCCCTATGTCCGAAGAAAATCCTCAGGTGACGCCATGAAGGCGCGCATCGAGAAGAAACTCAGTAAGCGGTTGGTCGAGTTGTACCCGGAGAACTACAGCGGCGCATGGCGCGACGAAGATCTGTCTGAACTCGCATATGAGCAAGGCACCCGAGTTCGGCATGTTCTCTCCGTCGGCGGCGGTGTCGACTATTGGGGCGAAGGACAGGACGCCTACACGGTCTGGCAAGACTGGCTAATGAATTGGGAATGGTACGGGCCGTTCGAGACGTACCCGGAGGGTCATCGTTACGAGTACTTCCCGGATACGGAAGGCTTCAAGCCAACCACTCGCAACCTACTGAAACTGGCCCGCCAATGTCAGTTGCAGGGTGCGCCGTTGTGAACGCCCCCATCTACTGCCGCACAACAGGCCAGCGCATCGGGCAATGCAACTGCATCCGATGCCGGCCTCCTGAGGAAACGCCATGCACACCCTCAACCTGACCGCCCTGTTCGTTGACGGCGAGGATGGCCAGCGCCTGGCCGAGGTCAACGGCCTCCCACGCCTCGGCGCCCTGCTCTCCTCCTCTCAACTGCGCCAGCTCGCACGCCAGCTCAACGAGATCGCAAACGACGCAGACCAGGGCGCCAGCGGTGAGCACTGCTACACGGCACCACCCTACGGAGCCTGCCCATCATGCCATTCGACGAAAGCCCCGCAGTCCGCCGCATAAACGCCCTCTGCTCTCCCGCGCCAGCCCGATATATCCACCTCCCAACAGGCATTCACTGGGTCGTCATCGACAGCCTGGGCAATGTCCTGCAACTCGAAAACGTCGAGCGCCGGCGCCGACTGATAACCGTTTCTGACCTCGATAGCGAGACCTGGAGAAAGCTCCCATGACCGAAGAGAACGCTTGGACCGGCGAATGCTGGTCCGCCAACGACGAAGACTTCAACTGCGTGAGCCTGGATGACCTGCTCAACGAGAACGAAGACCTCAAGCCAGGAGACACCGTATACCGAGCCCAGGCGATCAAGCCTGACACGACTGGATATGTGCATGCACGGGATGTGATCGAGTTGCTCGGAGAGCGCGCATGGGATGACGGTGGAGAGCATGCATATGACTGGCCAGATATCGGCAAGGAAGAAGAGGAGGAGCTCAACCAGTTGCTGAATGGTTGGATTCGCAAGCACTGCCCCGCACCGACCTGGTGGCGGGTGAAGGACTCGACCCCTTACGTCCTTACCGAATCCGACTTCTAAGCCTGGAGAGCCGAGCAATGAACAAAGCAAATGAATGCACCTGCCCTTCCGGCAATGGCTCCCTCCGCCATCCCTGCCCGGCACATCCGGATTCGGTAGAGCTGGCGGGCGTAGCTGCCAACCTGACCTTCATCAACGGAAGGCCCGCTATGTGCGGGTGCCAAGTGGAATACAGCAGCGGTGGAGGCGAGTACTCCGACGTGATCTACGTGACGCTGTGTGCCAAGCACTCTGGCAGCGCGATTCTGGACCTGGTGGCGACCAACCGAATCGCTCTGACGCCGGAGTACGAAGGCCAGTGGCACGCCGACCTCTACCTGGATCGGGAGATTCCTCTTGCGAAGGTCGAGGGCGCGACGCCGGCCGAGGCGGTCCTTGCCCTCATGTCGGCAGAGCGCATCGACCCCGAACAGGAATCGGTAGAGCAGGCAGGCGGGGATGAGCGCGCGGCACTTCAGGAACTAATCCGAGTGCGTGACTGGGTAAAAAATCGCAGGGGACAGCCGGAGAAGCTGAAGAACACTGGGCAGACCTACATCATGATCGAAAAGTGCGAAACGCTCGACACGCTGGAGTGGGCGATTGAGCGTGCCCGCGCCGCCCTGGCGCAACCCTCCCCGGTGCGCTCGAGCCTCTTGATCAACGGATACCAGTTGCGCGCCGCCCTGGACTTCATTGCGCCGGATGGCACTGCCGAGCAACTGAAAAGCGAGGCCTGCATCGAGTGGCGCCAGCAGGATGCCGATTTCCTCGAAGCAGGCCTATACGCCTTCTGCGCTGAGTATCCCGAAGAAGGCGGCGTCTTGTTGGATGAGGAGCCAACCACTGCGCAACCATCCCCGTTGCAGTCCGAGCAGGCAGAGGCGGAGCGGCCGGAGGTGGCAGAAGTCGCGTTCGTCCTGCGCAACATCGGCGCTATGGACGCTGAAGACATCGACGGCGACAACGTTGATCTGCGCTTCGAGGATGCCGAAGGCCGCGATACAGGGTGCGACGTTTCCATCGTCGAGTACGCCGAGAAAGCCGCTGACCTATTCGAACAGCACGACCGCATCGTCGGGGAGCTGCGAGCGGATCGCGATTCGTGGGCAGAGCAGGCAGAGCAGCGACTCGCGGACTGGGATGAAATGCGTAAAGAGCGCGACGCCGCCCTGGCCAGGGTCGCAGAGCTGACTGCCAGTCGCAATCGCTACGGGGTGGACGCCCACTACTTCAACAAGAACCTCCAGCGCATCCTGCGTGACTTCGAGAGCTTCACGACCGACGAACTCGCCCGCTCCCTGATCATCCTAGCGATGGTCGCTGACGAAAAGGTCGTAGCCCAGGCTCAGCACAGCGTGCCGGAGAAAGTCCGCACTCTGTTGTCACGCGCTCGATGCGAGATAGAGCATCTGGCGGAATGCCTGGAGAACGTCTGCGAAGACGAGGAAGACTTCGACGTCTGGGAGGATGTGGCTGATGGTCGTGTGGTAGCCGCCGATATAGCCCACATGCTCGCCGCCGCGCCCGGCAAGGAGGTAGGTCATGAGTGAGGTGAAGCGCTTGAATTTCACCGTGTCCCAGTTCGAGAGCGTTGTTCCGTATGCGTCAGAGCATGGCCAGTACGTCAGATATGCCGACTACGCCAAGCTCGAAGCCGAGGTCCAGGCGCTAAGGGAGGAAGTCGCAGAGTACGAGTCTCTCTGCAACCGTCAGGCCGAGTTGCTGAGCCAGTCCATTGTCGCCATTCGAGGGCCAGAGCCTGAACTCACGCGCTGGGGATATGCCGACTTACCACTACGTGTAAAGACGATTGTTGAGGAAGTCGCAGCACTGCGCGCAAGGGTGGTGGTTGTGCCGGGGCGAAAGGGTGGGCAATCCACAATTCCAGGCCTGCACAGAAACCGGGGCTGGAACGCCTGCCTCGACGAACTGGCGCGCCTCAACGGTATGACGGTCAGCGAAGGGCTTGTGCAGGGGATGGCAAAGTTCGCGCAAGAGATCATCTGCGGAGCCCTCGAGGGCGGTAGTTTCGATGGGGCAGACATACAGGAAAGCGCTGAACGCCACGGGCTGATCGCCAAACAGGTGATGAACGAGCCGTGCCGAGGCCCGGAAGAGTACTGCGCCTGCGCCTGGTCTACCTCGTTCCCGGCTGAATGCTACCGGGTAACTCCGAAGCTTCGCGCCCTACTCAACGAGGACAAGGAGAATGGCGACCATGCTGCATGAGCCGGAGGAGTATCGATTGTTCAGTCTATGGATGGTGGTCTTCATGGCTATCGGCTGGTTCGGCGGCTGGGTATACGCCCATTACACCGTCGCCGAAGAGTGCCGGAAGCTCGGCAAATTCTACGTCGGCAAAACCGTTTTCGAGTGCAAGGCGATCACTGACTCGAAAGGCCGAACGCTGACAGAGGAAGACAAGGAGAACGGCAATGGCTGAAAAGCTGACTCTCGTTGGGTTCATCAGCGAAACAGGGATCAGTCGATCGCTAGCAGGTCGTTGTGGTCATGTATCAAGGGAGAGAACCGAGCGCAGGACCGAGGCGCTCTACATTATCCCGGATGGCCATGCAGTGGTAAGCGAGGATCTGCTGCGGAGCATAGAGCGGGAGTGCAGGCGGGAAAGCGACTGGAATTGCGAAAACGTTCCAGCAGGGACGAACGCGGCTACGACACGCGCGAAGAAGATGATCGAAATCGCGAACCAACTCCACGCCCTGCTGAGCGAGCAGGCATAGCCACCCATCGATAACCACTGTACGCATATACAGCAATTCGGATAATGGTCTACCCACTACCCGGATTGAATATGCGCACGAAACCCTTCCGCCCGCCGCGCCGGCATGAGATCGCCGGCCTCCGCTACTACCGCACCGCGTCAGCTTACAACTGGCTCGGCGTAGCGATGGCACATCCGACTCGCGCAATCCAGTTGCTGCTCGAACAGTGTGAGCCAGACGTGCTCTCTCCAATGTTCGAGATTGAGATCGACGCGATCCTGAGCCAAGCCGACGAATACGCAAAGACCGGCCAGGTGCCCGAGCGCGAGCAACTGCGAGAAATGCTCATGCACCTGATTTCGAAGGCCGCGGGCGACTGATCCGGAGCCACAATGAAGAAAGCCCTTTCCCGACTGGCGGCAGTAGCCGTCATTGGCGCCAGCCTGGTCGCGCTACACGCAGTGATCGAGCTAGCGCCAGCATTCGCAGCTCTGCAATGGGGCTGCTCGTTCTAGCTCGCCGGTAGCCGAATAGGCTGCCATTTCCCGAAAACCATTTTCCCGACCAGCGCCCCGCAGGACGGGGAGGTATTGCCCATGATCAGGTTTTTGACCGCAGAAGAAGTAGCGGAGTTGACTGGATTTGTTCGGCCGGCAGCCCAGAAGCGCTGGCTATCTGAGAACGACTTTTCGTTCGTAGAGGGAGGCGATGGTCGACCGAAAGTCTTGGAGGAGGTTGTGCTAAGTCGCCTCGGCGCAAGACAGGCCAAGAAAGAGAAAGGACCGCGACTGCGGTTGACGGGGTAGGAGATAGAGATGCGTCCGAGGAAGAAGGATAGACACCTTCCGATGTGCATGTTTCAGCGAGGCCCATCCTTTTATTTCGTGAGGGATGGGAAGTGGACGAATCTTGGGAGGGACTATCGCGCCGCTCTTCTTGAGTACGCGAAGCTTACCGGCGGCGCCAGCAAGGATGGGATGATCGACCTGATCGACAGGGTGATGGACCACATTGCGCCGTATCGTTCAGCGAACACGATTACCCAATATCGGGCTGTAGCTGAACGGTTGAAGGGCATGTTCGCCGAGTTCCAGCCAAGGGAAGTCCTACCGAAGCATGTTGCTCAGGTAAAGACACATATGGCGTCGACACCGAACATGGCGAACAGGACTCTCACCGTTCTCCGTGTTGTGTTCGCGCAGGCTCTTGAGTGGGGGGAAGTGGACTCGAATCCTTGCATTGGGATCAAGCCTCACTCTGAGAAGAAGCGCGGCCGCTACCTCAACGACAAGGAGCTGCTATCCATTCTCGACAACTGCAGCGAGTACATGCGGTGCATCTTCGAACTTGCCTACCTCACCGGTCAGCGGATCGGTGATGTTCTGTCGATCAAGCTCGATGACGTGAGCGATGACGGAATCGCATTTCAGCAGCAGAAGACGGGATCGAAGGTGCTCATATCGATGACCCCGGACCTAGATGCCGTGGTGCAAAGAGCGAAAGCACTACCGCGCCCTGCCGATGCGAAGAACCTCATCTGCAACAGGAAGGGGAAGCAGGTGGACTATGCGACAACGAGAGACGCATGGAAGAGGGCTCGAGAGGCGGCGGGCGTCACCGATGCGCGGATCCATGACCTTCGCGCGAAGGCCCTGACTGATGCGAAGAAACAAGGGAAGGATGCTAGGAAGCTTGGCGGGCACACCGACCCCCGCATGACAGATCGGTATATAAGGCAGAGGGAGCATGAGGTGGCAGAGCCGCCGACAATGCCGAGGAAATCAGGGTAGTATTGGAAGAATTTCAATACTCCAAAACGCGCGCCCTCATGGCGCGCCGTAAGCCATTGATGAATAAGCCAAATACCGATCTCGCACAACACACGCCAATGATGCAGCAGTACTTCAAACTGAAGCATCAGCACCCCGACCAATTGATGTTCTATCGCATGGGCGACTTCTACGAGCTGTTCTACGAGGACGCGAAGAAGGCCGCCAAACTGCTCGACATCACCCTGACCGCACGCGGCCAGTCCGGCGGCAAGGCGATCCCGATGGCAGGCATTCCCTTCCATTCCGCGGAGGGCTACCTGGCCAAGCTGGTCAAGCTCGGCGAGTCGGTGGCGATCTGCGAGCAGATCGGCGATCCGGCCACCAGCAAGGGGCCGGTGGAGCGCCAGGTGGTGCGGATCATCACTCCCGGTACGGTGAGCGACGAAGCGCTGCTCGACGAACGCCGCGACAACCTGCTGGCGGCGATCCTCGGCGACGAGCGCCTGTTCGGCCTCGCCGTGCTGGACATCACCAGCGGCCGCTTCAGCGTCCAGGAGATAAAAGGCTGGGAAACCCTGCTGGCCGAACTGGAGCGCCTCAACCCGGCCGAGCTGCTGATTCCCGACGACTGGCCACAGGGCCTGCCGGCGGAGAAGCGCCGCGGCGTACGTCGCCGCGCGCCGTGGGACTTCGATCGCGACTCGGCGCACAAGAGCCTCTGCCAGCAATTCGGCACCCAGGACCTGAAAGGCTTCGGCTGCCAGAACCTGACCCTGGCCATCGGCGCCGCCGGCTGCCTGCTCGCCTACGCCAAGGAAACCCAGCGTACCGCCCTGCCGCACCTGCGCAGCCTGCGCCACGACCGCCTCGATGACACGGTGATCCTCGACGGTGCCAGCCGCCGCAACCTGGAGCTGGATATCAACCTCAGCGGTGGCCGCGAGAACACCCTGCAATCGGTGGTCGACCGCTGCCAGACCGCCATGGCCAGCCGCCTGATGAGCCGCTGGCTGAACCGTCCGCTGCGTGACCGCGCGGTACTGGAAGCCCGCCAGGAGTCCATCGCCTGCCTGCTGGAACGCTACCGCTTCGAGAACCTGCAACCGCAGCTCAAGGAAATCGGCGACCTCGAACGCATCCTCGCCCGCATCGGCCTGCGCAACGCCCGCCCTCGCGACCTGGCGCGCCTGCGCGACGCGCTGGCGGCGCTGCCGGACCTGCAGAACGCCATGACCGAACTGGAAGCGCCGCACCTGCAGGCGCTGGCCACCACCATCGGCACCTATCCCGAACTCGCCGAACTGCTGGCCAAGGCGATCATCGACAACCCGCCAGCGGTGATCCGCGACGGTGGCGTGATCAAGACCGGCTATGACGCCGAGCTGGACGAGCTGCAGGCGCTGAGCGAAAACGCCGGGCAATTCCTTATGGACCTGGAAGCGCGCGAGAAGGCCCGCACCGGCCTGCCCAACCTGAAGGTCGGCTACAACCGCATCCATGGCTACTTCATCGAGCTGCCACGGGTACAGGCCGAACAGGCTCCGGCCGACTACATCCGCCGGCAGACCCTGAAAGGCGCCGAGCGCTTCATCACGCCGGAACTGAAGGCCTTCGAGGACAAGGCGCTGTCGGCCCAGAGCCGCGCCCTGGCCCGCGAGAAGGCGCTCTACGAAGAGCTGCTGGAACGCCTGATCGGCCACCTCGCTCCGCTCCAGGACAGCGCCTCGGCGCTGGCGGAACTGGACGTGCTGGCGAATCTCGCCGAACGCGCGCTGAACCTCGACCTGAATCGCCCACGGTTCGTCGAACACACCTGCCTGCACATCGAGCAGGGCCGCCATCCGGTGGTCGAGCAGGTGCTGGAGACACCGTTCGTGGCCAACGACCTGGCGCTGGATGCCGACACCCGGATGCTGGTGATCACCGGTCCGAACATGGGCGGTAAATCCACCTACATGCGGCAAACCGCGCTGATCGTGCTGCTTGCGCACATCGGCAGCTTCGTTCCGGCTGCACGCTGCGAGCTGTCCCTGGTGGACCGCATCTTCACCCGCATCGGCTCGTCCGACGACCTTGCCGGCGGCCGCTCGACCTTCATGGTGGAGATGAGCGAAACCGCCAACATCCTGCACAACGCCACTGACAAGAGCCTGGTGCTGATGGATGAGGTCGGCCGCGGCACCAGCACCTTCGACGGCCTGTCGCTGGCCTGGGCAGCGGCCGAGGACCTGGCCCGGACTCGCGCCTTCACCCTGTTCGCCACCCACTACTTCGAGCTGACCGTACTGCCGGAAAGCCAGCCCGCGGTAGCCAACGTGCACCTGAACGCGACCGAGCACAATGAACGCATCGTGTTCCTGCACCATGTACTGCCGGGACCGGCGAGCCAGAGCTACGGCCTCGCGGTGGCCCAGTTGGCCGGCGTGCCGGCCCCGGTAATCCAGCGCGCCCGCGAACACCTCAAGCGCCTGGAAACCACCAGCCTGCCGCACGAGATGCCGAGCCAGCAGAGCGGCAAGCCCGCCTCGCCGATGCAGAGCGACCTGTTCGCCAGCCTGCCGCACCCGGTGATCGATGAATTGTCGAGGATCAATCCCGACGATATCAGCCCGCGGCAAGCTCTCGATCTGTTATATGCATGGAAGATGCGGGTCTGA